TCCAGGGACGCCGGGTTGACTTGGGAACGGGAGCTAGACGAGAGGCGTGGGTGGAGTGGGTATGTCCCAGATCAGCAGGGCTGTCTGGAGACTGAACGTCTGTTCGGAGGTACTCTCGGTACCGCGCCCGAGCATTACTGCACACAGGACAACCTCGTTCGCGGGGGTGTTGCTAAGACGAAAGGAAAATTTAGAGTCGTCACTATGCAGTCTGCGAGGGTCAAAGAAACCTTGAGACCCGTTCATAACGCCCTCTATGATCACATCAGCTCCTTTGGGTGGTGTGTGAGAGGTGACGTTCGAAGGGAAGATTTCAATGCTGTCTTCGCCGATCGTTTACCCGGGGAAGATATTATTAGTGGCGATTACGAACAGGCCACAAATCTTATCTACCTGGAGGCCGTCAACGCTATCGTTGACGTGCTCGCCGAAGAAAACCGCTTGACGGAGTGGGAAAGAGAGGTTATGGTCGGATCGTTCACCGACCTGAAGTGGGTGTCCGAATCGGGTGCGCAATATCCGATTAACAGAGGCTCGATGATGGGAAACCTTATAAGTTTCCCATTGCTCTGTCTGCTGAATAAGGCGTGTTTCGACATCGCCAGTGACATTTGCCGAGGGCCGGGCGCGAACCGCAGGGGCCGATTTAACGGTGATGATTGTCTCTTCGCGGGGGACCGACAGTTTTACAGCTGTTGGCGAACTGTGACTGCGACTTTCGGACTTAAAGTTAATGAAAAGAAAACGGGGGTGTCTTCTGACTGGGCCGATTTGAACAGTCAGCCGTGTCTTCGGACGAAAAAAGGAGTTAACCCCCGCCCTGTGATATCCTTCCTGAGGCCTTTCAGGAAAGAGCCGGATGGGCTAGTAGATGAGGTTTATCAAGGCATCAGGACCCTTACGAAGGCTACACGAGCCTGGGTCTGGAATGTGGCAATGCGACACGAGATCTCCATGCGCGAGATATGTGTCAGTAATCTCCCTTCGAAAACCCTCCAGTACCTCCTCTCAAAGAAGTGGTTTAGGAGAGCATTGGAATTAGGGCCTGCGCCTGTCAAATCCTACGGTGTTGAACGAAAGGTTCCTATGGTGGTCGCCAATCCACCGCGTTCTGCATTTTATAATGCAATCACGGCGGCCGCTGACAAGATCCAAAGGGAGATGGTTAACAAATGGAAAGGTGTGCGTCTGCACGAAGGGCCCTACGGGGCGCCAGCCTGGAAAGAAGTTGATCGTCGCTCCTATTGGGAAACGGATCGCAAAACACCGTCCCGGAAACAAGTCTGGTACAAAGGAAAAGGTTTGAGAAAGTGGCAGTTCTGTTGGCCTGCTAAACTGTACGAAATGTTTAGTGAGAAATATCCCAGCGAGCTGTTGACAGATTCGGAGTGCGAAGAGGAGTGGCTTGATGACCACCCATTCCTCGTTACGAAGTGCGCTCTAGTTAATCTCAGACCTATGCCTGAGTACGCCAGGTTGAATTTCGCCCCCAAGTACACGGACAGGTATAATGTCCCTTACGAGACCATTCCCCTCTTGACAATTGACGGGGTAATACTCAGTGTGCTATAGCGGGTACAAACATCGTAGCTGGGAGGAGAAAAAGACATAAAAAAGCCGGTGTAATTCGGCGCGTAGGGGTAATGGGCACATCGAAGGTGTGCGACCGGGACCGTTGATTTACGGACCAGTGTGTACTTGACTCGTTCGTCTGGCCAGCGACTTAAATGGCGTCATGTCCGTCTTAGAGCGGGCAACAACGGGGCGCAGGGAAACGAAGTTACACCTTCGGGTGTGGCAGCACGGAGCGAAAGCAACCGTGGTCATGAGAATCCCTTAAGGAAGTCCTCGTCGGGTTATAAGGAAGCTAACGTAATGAAATGGAGTGCCCCGGGATGAGGCTGTATTTAGACCTCACATCAGAACCTGCGTGGTGTCGTCGGTCAGTATTATGTCGGACGTTCCGTCCATGAAAAACCAGCGAGGGTCTTAACGGACCCTCGAAAATAAAAATAAAACGCTAAGAGCTAAAGAGACGCGCCTGTAGAGGCAGTTTCGGATGGACCCGC